GGAGGAATGCGATGGGCGCCCGCTCCCCGATGTTTATTGGGCGATGAAGACTTTGCTCGATCACCTTCGGGGCGACGAAGAGCCAATATGGGTATATGAGGAGGAGGATGAAGTTGATTAATCTGATAAGCTTGACAGACGAACAGGAGCAAAAAGTGGCTCGGCATTGGCTGTGCGACTTGGTTAGCTTTGCAGATTATGTGTCTGAGCAAGGGGACGGGGCCGCACTTGAGGACGATGTGTATTACGGGGCCAAGAGCTTGATTCGCTACCTAGATGATCTCGATAAGATCGCAAAAGACTTGGAAGAAGAAAATGATTGATTTCTGGGAAGCTGTGCTTGATGGGCTGCTTGTCGGGATTCTGTTCTGGATTCTCTATTCGCTGGTGGCCTCGATAGCCTTTACTCCGATGAACGTGGCGCTGTGTCTGGTTATAGGTATAGCCCTGACAACCATCTCGAAGGTGTTGGGCCGTGATTAGGGTGGTCCTGCTCCTGCTCCTTGCCTTTCCAGTCAGGGCGGGGTATTACGAGATCTGGTGCAAGCGTGGACATGCTGACAAGGTGTACGTGCATGTCAAGGAATACGCCCAAGGATGGGACTACTGCGGATGCTCGGGCAGGAATGCTTACAAGAGGGAGTGCAAGCCGAAGCACAGAGACGCTCAGGCAAGGCAGAACGAGATAGACCGCCAAGAGAGGGTTGACAGAATAGTGGATATGCTGCTGGGCAAGCCTCCCCGCTCAAAAGAGAGAGGAGGCTATGCAGAAGATTATTGAGAGGGAGCTTTCTCCTCCTGTTCCTGGCGAAGCAACTCAAGAATAACCGCCCTGTCTGCGCGAAGCTCTCTGAGCGTGTTCTTGTCGCTTGAGTACCGCTTAATACCCTTGTCCGTTGCCGAGAGCAGTTGGGCATAGAACTTCGCCCTGTTCTTCTTGCTGAGCATTTTTGCAACCGCAAACACAGAGAGGCCAGCTCCCGCCCCAGACATAATTGCCGCAGGAGTCAGCCCAACCATTGCTGCTACGGACGCAGCACCACCGATAGTGGCAGCTAGGGCCAGAGGGGTTGATGGAAGATTCAGGCCGTCGTGCACCTTGGCCCAAGTCCTCTTGATCGCGTTGTCGGCCAATCCCTGAGACCGCATTCTCAAATGGTCCCTTGCGGTGTAAAGGTTGTGCATCCGATCAAACGCTTCCGCAACATTATCCCCGGGCGTGGCGGCTTTAATCACGTCATTGATTGCGCCCCTGACATAGGAGGCGGCAACGCCTTTGGCCGAAGCAACTTCCGGCTCTAGTATGTCTTTCGACTCGAACTCATTAACAAGTTTGTCGAATCGCTTCCTGGCCTCGTACAACCCCATGACCGTCCCATCACTCTCATCAATGATCTTGAGGGACATGTCAATATATTTTTTGACCTGACGCTGAGCAGCCTCGGAAAGATTGAGCGAGCCATAGGCGTCGGACGTGTCGGCAAACCTTCTCTCAAAGTATTCCTTTAGCTTTGGCAGTCTTGGGTTTCCCGCCCTGTTTATGAACGCGACGACCTCTTTCCCCTGATCTTCGATTGCCTTGCTTGTGACGTTCTCCATCTTCACGAGGTTGTCCGTCGGGTCCAGCTCGTCCACTGTGGCTAGGGCATCCCTGACGCGGACCTCCCTATCGGTTGGGAGATAGCTTATCGTGCCTAGCGTGTCGTCATTGGCAACCCATGTGCCGCCATAACCAGCCTCCCTGGTAGTTAGAGGGTCCATCACCTTGTCGATTGCTGATCGCTTCTGGTCATACGATATCTTGGCGGACCTCTTTCCCGCATCATCCGCCAGCCCTGTTATGCTCGGCCTCGGCTTCGGGGCCATGATGGTGGAAACGTCGATGATGGACTCAAAAGCTTCTGCCGCTTGAGGGTGGTCAAGAGACCAATCCTTGTACGCCTGATAGCCCTCTGTCGCCTTCTGTAGCGCCGTCTGAACCGCAGGGTTCTCCCTTGCCTCAGCCCATGCCTCGGCCATGCCTTCCTTTACAACATCTGGAGTGATGGCAACGAGGCCCTGCATAGCAATTTCGCCACCACGCCTAACCATCTCAGATGCTTGAACAAGCTCCGCCTCTATCTGAGTTGGCGCTCGGCCTCCAGTCAGGCGCTCCGTCCGCCGCTGCACCTCGCCATAAGAGCCGCTTAGAATATCGTCTACGGACATGTCGGACAGCCGCCGAGAGGCCCCGCTGAGGTAGGGGACTTCCATTTCGTACACCGGCTTGCCCTGCCGAGCAACTTCGTCTACAGTTGGCTTTCCGAAGTCAGGAAACGCATCTCCAGCCTCTGCCGCCAGCTCGTTTGCAGCAGCAGCATCGCCCTCCCGGAGCGCCATGGAGATAGCGTCAAGGTAGTCTTGTTCGGTAAATTCACTCACCCTTTTGGCCCTCTCTAGCCCTCATGAGGAAGTTATTTGCTGCTGGACTCCTGCTGGCGGGAACTTCTGCCGCATCTGGAATCTCAAAGTCTCTTGAGAAGAAGGCCAAGGCACCAGCGCCCTGCTCGCCTAGAGCTTCCCTAACCCTGCCATGGGTCGTCTGGTACCGCTTGATATTTCTCTGTGCGCCCTTTTCTAGCTCGGACAGGATTCTTTTAAGAGACTCGGCATCCATGGTAATCTCGCCACCGACAACCTTCTTGGCGTACTCTCGGTCAGCATCAGAAAGCCCCGTACCAGCACCAAGATTGGTTATGTACTCTGCGACGCGCTTGCCGGACTCGGCCACGTAAACTTCTGTATCTTGAATGCTAGAGTTCAGGTCCCCAATGGGGAATCCGAAAGCCTTTGCAATTTTTGAAAGTTCCGTCTTTGTCTCTGCAAGAGAGCCGGTAAACATGTTGTCTATGGTGGGCTTGGTTCTGCGAATCGTTCCAAGGGCATCCGCCGATTTCTTGGCAGCGTCATACTGCTCGGCAAAGCTCTTTGCGCCCTCTTTGCCTAAGTCCTCGGCAAACTTGTTTGAGACGTTTTCTACTTTGCTCACCTCTGGAGCCTTAGACAAGCCAAGACCCTTCGCTTCTATCCAGCCTTTCTCTTCATCCCAGACAAGGCCATCCTTGACTCTGTAGGTCTCTACCTCTCCAGAATCATTCAGGAAGAACTCAAGATCGCCACCCTGGCCCGAGATGAACGTGTTGAACGCATCGTCAGACATTTCTGCAAGACCAAGAGACTTGAACTTGATTGGGTCAATACCAACGCCCGAAGCCATCGCCTTCCTGGCGCTCGGGTTCATTGAGGGCATGTCATCGAGGGCCTTCTTTCTCAGATCCTTCATGGTGTCCAAGAGGGTCGCCGCATCAGCGGAGTTTAACGCTTGTATCTGCTCGGCAGGAAGGCCCGCTTTTGTCGCAGCATCAACGACCTTGGCCCTCTGGTTCTGGAGCCGCCTCATCTCTCTAGCAGACTCGCCCATCTCTATCGCGGTTTTTGTGTCGCCGTCCCTTTGCGCGATTTGCGAACGAGCCTCGTACCACTCCGCAGAGCCTTGCAGATGCTTCGACAGCTCTGCCGCATCAGCATCACGCTTCTTCTTGTCGGCGTACTGGTTAGGCACGTTACCAATGGCCGTACCCAGATCGAACAGGCTTTGGGTCATTGCTGGACGCCCGAGGTTGCTCAGGAATCCTTGTGAAAGTCTAGCCATGATAACTCCTTATTTAAACAATCCGCCGAGCGATGCTTCGGCAATTCTCCCGCCCAGACCACCCACAATGTTGGCCTGACCCAATGCAGACTGAAGCAGGGCGTCGAGTCCCGTGGCGTAGGTTTCTCCATACGCCTGAGATTGAGCCAAGAGGTTCAGTCTTGCCTGCTCCTGTGCAGTCATTCCAGGCTGCAGCGCGGAGATCATCTGTGCCTGCGGAACATAACCTGCTGCCAGCATACCAGTGCCGAGTCGAGCTTGACGGTCTTGCTCTTGTCCGGCGAACTCCATAGCGTTCAGCATGGCTGCGTTCCTGGCCTCCTCCTGCGCCTTAGCGAGGGCCAGTTCTTGTGGTGTACCACCAAACATGGAGGTTCTGACACCACTTCGACCCTGATTGAACAGTCTCTGTTCTAATGCGAGGCGTTGACGCTCTTCCTCTGGAGACATGACCGCTCGCATTCGGTTATACACCTCTTGCTCTCGTTGTGCAGTAGGCATTGCTGCTTGGTCAAAGAACATGCTCGCTTGTTGGAGCGCCTTGTTGTACATGGCCTGTTCTTGCGGAGACATTTGGAGTTGAGACACCCCATCCTGGTTGACAGAGAAACGCCCCCCAGTACCCGTGGTGACCGTGTATGGTCGGAACTCCATTCTGCTAGAGAGTCGGTCAGCAAGACCTTCTGGCCCAGCAAACTCTCCGTATGCTCGTTCTCCAATTTCTGCAAGCCGGTCATAGCCTTCCTTTGCAAGAAGACCGCCAGCTACTGCCCCACCACCGCCAATGAGATTTTTCCAAAATTCTTCCATTATAGTATTCTACCCGTCAGTGCAAGCACGTTAATCTCCTGTATCGACAACTCTGTGCCGTCAATGTCTACTTCAATTCTTATTGACAGCGTAGCCCCGCTGCCATTCGCGTTCACGGGCTTCCTGATGACAATGATGCCTCCGCTGAACTGGCCTATGTTATACTGGGCCACGTTAAACTCTGCTGATGCGTCAGAGTCCACGACGATAGTCTTTGACCCCTGCCTGGAACCAAAGTCATATTTCCACTTGAGGGATACGTCCTGACCCGACCCGCCGATGATGGTCGGGCGAATCTTCTTCAGGAGCTTTAGTGTAGCCGCGTCTCCGAAGGATAATTCCGGGCTGGAATAAACCATCCTATAGGCGGTTCCATTATCATCGTAACCGGAATAAGTCCCAATGCCGTCTGACGACCCAATCCTCAAATCACCATCAAAGGTGGATTCATAGCACGTCCATAAGGTGTTGGGCCATCTTGTTACCCTGAAAGACCCGTCCTCTAGCTGCTGCCTTACATCGAAGCAGTAAGTCGTTGTTCCGCCAACAAAGGTAATCAGGTAAAAGTTTTCCTCGGGGTGGTAGACAGAGCGAAAGTAGGCGGACTCAGAATTAATCAGGGTTATAATGTCCTCGGTAATTGTGTTGGACAGCCTTGCGATAGGCAGAGAGTTCTCCTGAATGGTTCTACCAAGACCTCTCAATCCATCCTTGGCGAGAAACAGCAGGTCTTTGCCGGTGTTCTGTACAGTGTCCCTGTCCACACACCCGATACCGCTGATCGTGTCGGATATCGCCATGTTCGCCGGATCGTCAGCGCCCGAATAGACGATGATGGACTCTCTACCAAACACCACCAAGAAGTCATTGTGCGCCGCAAGAGCCACAATCTCATCATAGCCGTTAGGCCACGCCTCTTCTACGTCGATAGAACCCGAGCTACCACTACTCCAGTTGTGCCCCTGCTGAAGGTCTGACCAGTAGATTATATTTGGGTTTCCGTTTACGTCTGCAGTGAACAGCCTTCCCCACGCTGCAAGCACCTCATTGCCGTACATCGTAGATGATACCCCGTGGGCACCGCTGACAGAGGACATTTTAGTGACGGCCCCAAGGGAGTTGGAGTACACCAGAGGCTCTTGTCCGGCCTGAAAGAAGTACAGGTGGTCATTAAAGTTGACCAGTTTCCAGTTGTCGTTCGATACCGTGTACGAGGCTGGGGTGGCGTCAGTCAGGGTTGTGGTTCCAGAGAGGATCTTGTTATTTCCTACACTGAAGACCAGCGTATTACCAGCAGAGTCACGAAACTCCTTGATCGCCCTCAGAGAGTCCGAGCCTAGCTCCGTCTTGGTTTCTGTGACAACCGAGTATCCTTTTCTTGATGCGAGCCTACCCCTGCGGTCAATCACCGCATTATCGGCAACCTCAGCGAAAGACGGGTCTTGCGCCAAGGGAGAGTCCTCGGTGTTCACCCCCTTGAATGCCGGGGCGATGAGGTTGATACTCTTGAGTGGTTGCGCCATTATGGAGTGTACCAGATAAATTCTTCAGGGTGTCGTGATACGTCAATCGCAATCGCGTCCGACAGGAAGTTGTTGGCAATTTCAAAGTATTCCTGCGTAGACGTACCTCCGGTCTCGCCACGCTCCCTCGCTGCAAGGGCAAGGGCAAGGTGGATAACAGGGTTCTCCGGAATTGCCAGTGTGTCAGAGTCTGAACTCAATACGTTGTCTCTAATAACTGAATCCACGTACAGCGTGTAAACACCATCGGGAATAGGGTACAGTTGGATCTGTACATCACCATTACCGTCCAGTCCGTCTACAAAAGTGTACTTATTCGGTGACTGAGATAAAGCAGTATTTAGCAGGTTCTGCTTGTCAAACCACTCGTTAGTCTGGTATAAGACCTCCCAATCGGAGGTGTCGTTCCAAACGTTCAGAATCTCCCCATCATGCCCGTAGCCGGTCAGGGAGTAGGTGTCGTCATCCGCCGCAGTATTGATGGTGATTCGGCTTCTCAGTTCTGTCCACTCGTGCGCCGCAGCAACGAGCACCCTGGCGTCATTCACAAAGTCGCCAATCATGGTGCTGTAGTCTGTCTCTGATACAGTAGCCACCGTGTTCTCTCGAAGCCTTCTCAGCACTGCGTTGACTAGGTTTAAGTAGGTCATCAGATCATACCTTGAAATAAACTTTTCTGAATGATTCTGTCAAGCTGAATCATCGGGTCTGTTGGGTCATAAATCACGCTTCTCGGTGCTTGCAGGTCGTATCCCAGGCCTCCCATGTACGGACTCGAATCAAATAGTCCTCCACCGCCTCCTCCACCGGACCCTCCACCGGATCCTCCACCGGACCCTCCAGTGCTGAATGGGGAGTCTTGGCTTTCAGTGGCTCCACCACCGCCATCGCTAGCATCAAGAGGGATAACAGGACCATCTCCGTCGCTAGTGTCGAGAGGGATAACAGGACCATCTCCGTCGTCGCGAAGATCAAGAGGGATAACAGGGCCATCGTTTCCGTCAGTATCGGGAGGAATAACAGGACCACCGCCTCCGTCAGTAAGCGGTGTTTCGTCTGGTGTATCTGAGCCAGATGGGGTGTCGGTAAATCTCGGCTCGTCATCCTCTTCATCAATAATGGGAGGCTGTTCCGTAGCCGGCTTGTCGTCCTTATCTTCTTCCTCGTCGGGTGCTTCGCCACCCAGTGGTGGTTTGATTTGATCCGGCTTATCAGTTGTTGGTTCGCCAGTAATCAGTTCATCAACAGGCTGATCGACGGATGGCGTAAGGTCGGCCTGCTCGCTAACAGCGTCCAGAGGCGTCTCAGGGGCTTCTGGGGGCGTGTTGAGAATATCTACCACTTCACCAAGGATGGCTCCTGTCAGCCAAGCGTTGTCGTTCAGGAAGTCCTCAGCAGGACCGCCGTAGATGGTCCCGATGATATTCCCTGCGGCATCGAGTATGTTTCCGTCACCGCTTACTGTGCCACCAATCTCCTCAAGAATGCCTTCAGCTTGGTCTATCAGCTTTTCAGGCAGGGATTCAACCTTCTCCCATACACCCTGAACAGCTTTCCTGATCGCAGTGCCGGCAGTGATATTTCCGTCCTTATCCTTTAGTTCAATCTCAAAGATGCCTAATGGTCCTGGCAATCCGATGTTGCCGATGAGGTCGATAGATCCGTCGCCGTTCACTCGTGTACCGAGACCGCCACCCCGAAGCATCTGTTCTTCCAGCCATTTCATGAGGCGGTCTTCGATGGGGGTAGACGCCGTTCCCTTCAGCTCCTCGAATATATCCCTTGCCTGACCTTGGAAGCTGTTGAGCAGGGATTCCTCATCCAGACCCGAGAGGTCGCCGTCAGTCAAATCCTGATCGACAATGTTCGGGTCTTCGATCTGTGAGTCAATAGCGCCCACGGAGTTCTGCTCGGACTGATTTGCCAACATTCCGCCACGACCAAACTCCGGTGCCAGAGACGGATCATTGGCTATTAGATAGTCTTTCTGTTCGTCTGACAGGTGAGCGAATCGTTGTCCAGCATTCGTCCTATCACCGTTCTTTAGCCACCAGTCGAGTGCGCCCTTGTTCTCCACGGCGGGTTCGTCCGAGTAGATAGGCTCCAGTATAGACTCGTCTTCAGGCGCTTCAGGCACTTCAGGCACTTCAGGCACAAAGTCTGTATAGTCTTCTGTCGGAGGCCCGCCAGGGAGTGGCCCGTCGTCGAGCGAAGGCTGCGGTGTCGGGTTCGGAGGCGTCGGTCCGGTATTCGGCGGCTCGTCCTCAAACCTTGGCTGATCCCTGTAATTTGCCTGAACAGAAATAAAGTGATCGACGTTTGGCCGAATAAACGAAGGGACATCCTCAATGTTCAGCGCCCCCGAAATAACGCCTTTCCCCCAGCTCCTTATCGCATCCCCAAGACTCTCGGTGAGAATTGACCCCGCGCTATTGAGAAAGCCGGGGTATAGGTCTTCTGCAGAACCGCCTTGGCCGGGAAATATTCCACCAGTGCCAGGGGCGCTGTTATCTGTCAGGAGGCCGTTCTGCCACGGGCCGCTGGGTCGCACATTGTAGTTGCTTACAGCCGCCCACGCATCCTCCGGTCTCATCGGGGGCGGTGTTAAGTCGCCAATCCAACTCACCAGTTACCTCCAGCAGCAATAGCTCCGCCTAGACGAACGCCCAGCCAGTATATTCTTGCCTTCCACGCGGGAACGCCTCGTTCGATCAATGCCAATCTAAAATACTCGTCACAAATCTTTCTGGTCTCAAACCTTCGAGAGTACATATGGTCATGGAATACTGCTGGCTTCCTCGATCTACCAGTCTTGCTAAACAGGTTTCTCAGGCCAATAGGGATTGAGGCTAGGTCAGTCTCAAACCCTCTAGGCACGAGATATACGCCTCCGGGGAGGTCGTCGTGATGCCACATGACATCCTCAGTTACCAGGAAGTATCCCGGCTTCTCGTCAATCGTTCTCAGATTTAGCGGGCTGAACAACCGTTCTCTCCCTGAAATAGCAGAACTCAAATCCCATGCCGGTTACGCAACGAGTGTCAGCTCCCGGCGTTGTAGCTGCATCGAGTAGAGCTGCGCCTGATTCAGTGGAAATCGTTCCGCAACCGGCGAGCAATGTCAAGCAAACTAAAACAATAAACTTCTTCATTTGTGCAATCCAAATAAGTGAACGAACCATGCGGTAAGAGCGCCGGTGCCGGTAACGAATAGGCCGGTCATGACGGTCTTGAGTATCCGCACGATATGCTTGTTGAGCTGAGCATCCAACTCCTCCATGAAGCCGTCCTTTGTCAGCATTGTTTCCTTTATCTCTGACAGCTCCTTGTCCTGATGATCTGCGCGCTTGTGCATCGCTTCAGCAGTCTTGCCGCTGTCGTGTAGCTTCTCAACCAAATTGTCCATCTGGTGATTGACTGACTGCAGGCCGATCTTTAGATTCGCTAATTCTTTCTCCGTCTGATCTTTATGCGCCAAAAAATCCTTTTCGTTCACGGCTCCCCCCTAGAGTTCCGCTATCTTCTTTCTCCGAACGCCCAGAGCATTGCCGACTGCCGCCTTGTATGCTGCTGCGTTGGTCAAGATCCTGCTCACCATGTCGGCGCTGTTAACCTTCTTCGCCTGTTGGTTTTTCAATAGGCAAGCCGAGCCGGTAACTCGCGGCGCGATCAGGTAACAATACTCCCTCGCTTTCAAGCGTATTTATTGCGGCGATATATTCGTCGTCCTTGTAGTTAATCTCAACATCGCGCTTATACGATAAAACTCGCATTTGGTAGCGGATCGCGTCGGACGTTTCGGAAATCGCTGCGGCTCGAAATGCTTCCGCTGTCGAAAAAGAATTTAGCAAATCGACCGGCTTGAAGTCATGAGTGTGCGTTGGATTGACGTTAGCATCTTGGATTTTTTCAAAGTCGCCCGGATGCATCAATTCCATAAATTCCTGCGTAGCAACAATCGGTTGCCCGGTACTTACGATTTTATATCTCACGCCAATATCTCCAGAATTTCGATTATGACGCACCCATCGCCGCCGGGTGCACAAGTAAGAGTGTCGCCGGAAAATGAAGGTATCGCCGCGCCGCCGCCGCCGCCGCCGGGGTAACCTCCTTTGGCTTGCGTAAGGCTTGAGCCGCTGCGATTTGTGCCGCCGCCTCCAGAAAACGCACCGCCACGGATTCCCGCTGCGCTGGAAGTGCCGTAACCGCCACATCCGGGCGGCGGAGTTACCGAGCTTGGATACCCAAAAGTACTGAGTTTTAACGCCTCAAAAAGGCCACGGGAAAATATGGCTTCTAAAGAACCTTGCTGGCCAGAGTTAAACGCTTCACCTAAAGGCGGGTCGCCGTTGTCAGATCCGGAAGCGACATCACCAGCATCCATAATATTTGAGCCACCGTATGTGTACACATTAGAGCTGCCTGTCGTCACCGTATTGTCGCCGCCCCGTCCACCAGTACCGCCACCGCCAGTTGAGACTCTTGGGAGCGCCGCTGCACTAACCACGGCATCTCCGCCCCGGAACCCATTAGCATCGACTCCAACAGCCCCACCGCCAGACATTGCGCCAGCATTCGCCAACCCGGAAGTGGTAACCTCTGCATCACCACCCCGGCCTCCGTCAAAGGTAAACAGTTCCCCAGCGCCGCCAGTGCCGCCCGCGCCGCCTGAAACTGACACGCCCGTCCCTGCCGATGCTGAACCTTGCGCGCCGCCCGATCCGCCATTCGCAGTTATAGTCGTTATACCAGTTCCGGAAAATGAGGATGTGCCGCCGCCGTTTCCGGCATTTCCTACATTTGCCGTGGTTATGTCGGCACCAGCCGCGCCGCCCGCGCCAACGGTTACCGTATAAGTGACAGCTGGATCGAGAATTAAAATACTTCCGCTATGCTCCCCTGCTCCCCCGCCGCTAACGGCTGTACACAACCCGCTTACTGTATTGCTTCCACCCGATCCGCCGCCGCCAATGCAATGAACAATGGCTCGCATTCTGAAAGGTGGGGACCATGTTGTCGATGCACGAAACTCCCGATAACCGACGATTCCGTCTTTTGAAAATAGTTCACTTGCATTTGTCATTTTATAGCTTCACCTTCCATCCGTCTTGCGTTGCGTACTGCAGCGAAAAGTATTTTATCTTTACATTCCAAACCAAATCCTCGGAGGCGTCCTCGATCTCGGAACCATTCCGCCCGCAGGTTAGCGCCTCCTCGCGCGGATCGGAGCCGTTCACAAATAGAAACCCGACCTCGTCGCCTTCGGTTGGCGTAGCTGGCAACGTCATAGAAAAAGCGCCGCCGGTTGTGTCGATCTTATAAATACTCCCGGCCACTGCCGTAAACGTCGAGGTGCGAACGGTCGAGTCGATAGACAATCCGCCCGCCGCCGTTACTTCAAAATCGAGCGTTCCGTCCGAATCTTGATAAGTTACGGTTATGTTGGTTTCGGTATTGCCGGTGACCATCGCACCAACAATGTCCTGAACTTGCTCAGTCGTTAAGGTTGCGGTGATGAACCCGGCGTCGTTGGTAAAGGTGGAAAGGTTCGCGCCAACTAAGGCATAGTTTCCGAGGTCGCTTATCTGGCTCTCGGTAATACTCAAGGCCGCTTCATGTTGGGTTACGTTCGATTCCGCAACGCGAGCATCGACAAGCGTGTTGGAACCTGTGTCAGTAAGTGGTGCGCCGTCAATAGTAATCGGAGAGATGAATACCGGGCTGTTTGAATTTGCCTTGCTGTTTACCGCGACAGCAATGTTGTCGAACTCGACCTCAAACTCAGCACCCCTGATGATCTTGTCAGAGTCGCCAGACGGCAATGTGTCCTTGGCCGCGAAGTCGGTACTCTTGGTGTAGTTGCTCATGTCAGCCTCTTAGTCCTGAACGCCAGATACTTTCTGTGTTTAAAAAGAAGGCGGGGCTGTTACACCCCGCCGACTTAGGCTTACTCAGGTACAGCGAGTACAAAGCCTGCTTCTGGACGGTATACTTCTACACCGTAGAGGCAGTCAGCAGTGTACAGGTTGGACAGGTATTCCTGCTTGTACTGAGTCTGAGAGCGTACTGACAGCTGCTCTGCGAGAACGATAGCGTCTCGGTGGAACAGGAGCGCAGCGCGAGTAGCGATGGTTGCGGCAGCAGTGTTGTCACCAACAGCTTCGATAGTCGCACAGTTAGACGATACATACACGTCTACACCGTACAGATTACCGATGAGGCCGGTGTTGGTAGTGGTGCCGCTCACGAAGTCAGAAGACACGTAACGATCAATGCCCATAACAGAGTTGCGTACAGAAGGCGGGATGATAAGGTTACGCATTTCCATAGGAACGTCGTTGTCATCAAGCTTCTGGATCATGTCGCGGAAGAAAGCATCCGTGAACACGTCAGTAGCCACCTGGGTGTCGTCAGTGTACTGAGTCGTAGTGCCGTTGTCGTTGAAGAAACAGCCAGTGTGCTGGTAGTCAGTTTCAGCAACAGCGTCATCGAACACAACCGCACCGCCGTTACCGAAGCCTGTACCGCAAGAGTGCAGGTCAGTGTCCACACGCTTGGCCAGGGCATAACCTGCGTCTTGAGTGTAGAACTGTCGGAGGCTGGACAGAGCCTGAACGTCAACGATATCCTCGATCAAACGAGAGTATTCAAAGTGACGATCAATGTCGATTTCCAGCTCGCTTTCAGTGTTAGCGATGATTGTTACTGCTGTGTCAGCAGCTTTTGCGTTTGCATCACCACGAACAGGCTTGGGGATATGGATCTTGTCGCCCTTCTTGCCGTTCATAGAGATTTTCTTGACGAGAGGTGCCAGCTTCAGGCTCTTCTCGTAAGCAGCAATAATTTCATCGCTCCAAATTTCGGGGATAAAAGTTGCCGCTTCTGTTTTTGCGGTATTACCAGCCGCACCTGGATAAGTGGCGGTAGCCATGGATCAACTCCTTATTTGACCCGCCCCTCCTGATATGCTCTCAGGATATCGTCCTGCAAAGCGGTGTATCTGTCAGGGTCGGTCTTCATCAGTTTAATAATGTCGGCCCTGCGATAAATCTTTCTGCCTGTACCTTCTGGGTTGCCAGAAGCCCCGCCATTGCTTGCAGCCCTAACGGATTGCTTTCTGAACTTCTCCTCTGTCGCAACAGTCTGTTGTACAGTGGCCTTACGCTCTTTCCAGAGAGTAAACAGTTCGTCTGCAGCTTCCGCATCAAAGTTCTGATCGGCTTCCACAAAAAGCCTAGTCCGTATCTTGGAGGCTTGAATCCACTCAGCAAACCCCTTGTCGGCAAGAATCTCCTGCATGTCGGGATGTTTGCTTTGCAGCATCGCCTTTGCGGTCTGCTTCCGGTGCTCTACTGCGGCTTCTTCAGCAGCCCTTACGGACGGGTGATTCTCAATTTGGCGGCTTACCGCTGCTTGAGGATCGGTAAAGTAGTCCAATTCATCTTCAGGCTCAACTTCACGTTGAGGTGCTTGCTGTGTCTGAGATTGTATAAACTCGTCCACAACCTTACGAAGATCACCGACCTCGTTGCCCTGCTCCCCAAGACGCCTTTCTGCCTCTTGGTGCATTCTTACAACGTCCTCAAGACTCTTGCCCCTGTACTTCTCGGGGAGGTCTGAGTAGTCTTTTTGAGGTTCTCCAGAAATGCCTTCTAACGGATCCTGATTCTCAAAGTCTTCGTTTTGAATCTCGTCTTCCGGTTGCTCGTCTTGAGCCGGATCTAAGATTTGCGCTCGTCCCATCATTAAACTCCGTGATTACTCATTATGGAGATGATTATTTCTACCTGCCTTTTCGTGCTCTTTCACCCACTTCATGTGCCTTCCAGGAAAATCCCCAGAGTGGCCTTCGAGGTGAAATGCCGGAGCAGATAATTGTCTGGCAGCTTCTTTGCCACAACTGCACCTACAAGTTGTGACCTGTCCATCCACCATCTTTTCAAATAGATGCCCGTCAGGACACCTGAAATCAAATATCTTGTACATCTTCCGCTTGCTCCCTTGCTGCTTCTACGGTTCCCTGAAAGTTCAGGATTGTCCGATAGGCGGCAATCTGGCCTTGGCGAAAATACAGTTCTTGCTCATCCTTTACCGTTGAGATATCGGATAAGCGTTCAACGTTTCCTTCAACTTCCTCGCATAACTGCTTGTACCCCTTGTGGGCAAACAGCATATTGAAGTTATCGAAATAATCTTCTAATTCGCGGTCCATTGATCTAGCCTCTCAATCCTGCCACAAGTGAAATCATTTGTCAAGCATTTTCTTTACTATTTGTTGATTTCGGCTTAGTGGCTGGTTTTTGGAGGGCTTTGACCTCCTCTGAGAGGGTTCTCACTTCCTCTTCCAACGCCTCGATCCGCTTGTTCTGCTTCTTGAATGCGTTGTTTACTTCTGTCATGGCCCTGTTAAACTGCCCTTGGGTTATCATGGCATCTCCTTATTGTCGTTTTTGTTCTATTTCTCGCTCTCTCAGAGTGAGTTCTGCAACCTTCAAGCGGCGCTCAAACTCCTTATCGTCGGCATCGCCTTCGTCAAGATTCTTGGTGATAGCCTCGATCTTGTTGATTTCTGTCTCAACCGGAGCGAGGTCGGCCTCAATACGCATTTTGTACGCTCGGGCCGCAGATTCCTCTGCCTGAGCATTGAGCGCGTTGGTCTGGGAAGCCTGAAACTCAAGCTGTGCCTGAAGCTGCGCCTGTTGCGCTTGCTGCTCCTGTGGGTTGGGCTGCATGGCCTGCTGCATTGCCGCAATGAGTTCTTCTCGGTTCGAGAGGTTCATGTTGTCAATGATAGACTGCACCAGCGTGGCGTACAGCGGGGAGTCTTGCTGCATGGTCTGGAGAAGCTGGACAAGCTGAGTTACTTCGTACTCCCGAGCGATAATGCCCAGAGTCGAGGTAGCGTTGAACTTGTAATCAGCTACAGGGTAGTCTTCAGGGTTGAACTGCATGTATCGCCATGCGGCCTTCTTTACGAACGGAATCAGGAACGCCTGCTGGAAGTTAATCAGGGTTCGTTTATGCCGCTTGATTATCGCCCCGAGGGACATGGATATCCCTGCTGCCGTGGCTTCGCCGTTCACCGTACCGGCGATACCGGCAGAGTCTACTGCGCCTGTGGCCTGTTGTACCATCTGCTGAAGCGCAGAGGCTTGTGCGAAGGTAATTTGGCTGACTTGGCCGAAGTTAAACGGAGTCAAGATTTCTCTTGGGTCTCCGTTGGTCAGGATGATCTTTCCTGGACGGACTTCAGGTTTAGCGCCTCTCGGGAGCCGAGTAGCGTCCATAGCCAGCATGGGGTGCACGGTGAGGGACAAGGCATCAATGCGTGCTCGCAGCTCTGTATCAAGAGCTTTTTGCGAGTTATAACCCTTCTCACAGACACCGCGACCCCAAAAGCGTGAGGGAACTACATCCCACGGGAACGCCACAATAGGGCGATCCTGCATCATGTAGGGGTTGGCTTCTGCCTTCAGGAGAATCCCGCCGTTGGCGATAACCACTACCGCTTCGACGTATTGTGAGTCTTCGTTGTAGTCTCCCGCGTCTTCGAGGAGATGCGCCGGAACGAGACCGTAATACTTGGTCAACCTTACCTTGTCATCGTGGTGGATGGTCAGGTCTTGGTCTGGCTCGAGATCAGTATCTGTTGCCGCCGGACCTACTAGAACGTCGTTGTAAACACCCTGCTCCTGAAGTTGGTGGACAAGGTGTGCTGACACGAACTCGTCTACCGCACAACCCATAGCGTTCTCAATGGAGGTCGCTACAGGGTCGATCAGGAAGTTCTGCGGCATGACCGGCTTCAGGAATACTTTGAACTTGTCTGTTACTGAAACGCCTACGGCTTGAAGCTCCCCATCAAGCACGTCTTGGGTGGCAGGAGCCATCTCCTTCCTTTCCTCAATGACGACTTCTCCGATACCCGTACCGAACACTGCCGCATTGATAAGACACTCCGCCACCGCTTTTCTGACCTGAGTGGATTCAAAGTCCTCGGTGAGCTTGTTCCGAAGATATTGTACGTCTTCTTTCTCGGGGTCGTTCATATCATCCGAGATATCGAACCACTTACCCCTTCCGAAGGTCGCTTCTTCAAGTTCTGCGACGTTGGACTCTACCGCTTGTTGGAGTGCGGGAGAGATGATTCGTGACCGCTCAGAAGCCCGCATGGAGTCGGATGGATCCCACTGACCTCTCCAGAGGCGGTAGTATTCCTCGAACTTGTCCTGGAAGTTGGCCTCGTAGTAGTCCCGCCATGCGTCACACTTCGAGATCACCCAATCCTCAAGGCTTTCTTCTGCCATTAGCGGGTCGGGTTCGTAAAAATCATCCATATCAGTATCCTGCGTCTGCGTCTAGGATTTCGTATTCGTCTACTTCAAAGTCGTAGTTGTATGCGACATTTGAGAGTTGGTCAGTGTATGCAAGGGAGTCCACAAGGTCATCATGGGTAAGAGGGTCTGGAAACTGAAAGAGCTGGTCCAGGAATCTGGAGTTCCACTCACCTCTCGAAAGCGTGATGTATCCATTCTCGAATCGACCCTGCAAGGCCCACATGATTCGGTCTGTTTTCTTCCTGTTACCATGAGTCAGTTCTTCAATGCGAAAAAACACGCCATACCGCTTCTGGAGGTCCATCAGCGGAGACATAACTGCTTGCTTTGCAATACCCCTTTCGATACCCACCGCAACAGGCTTGTGCTTGCGTACAGCGTTGAATATCTTTTCCGCTGTCTCGTTCAGAGTCCAGCGGCCATAGATGATATCCTTGACATACCATCCCTCGGGTGATACTTTTACCACACTTATGGCCGTCTCGTCAAGTCTTGAATTTTTAGACCGCTTCTTTCCGACCTCCTCAAAGCCCGCAAGGTCAATAGAAATGTAGGTTTCGCCCTCCATCTCATCGTCGGAAAATTTTACCCACTCCTCTTTAAACATCTCCGAACCCTTCGCCTCGAAGGATGCCATGAACTCCTGTCGGAAGGCGTGTGAGGACATAGACTTCTTGGCAATCTCTATCTCCTCTGGGTCTAACAGGGGGTTGTCGTAGGAGGTGAAGTGCCAAGCCTTGTAGGTTGGGTCGTCAGAGAGTTCGGCGTACTTGTAGAGTTCGTAGAAGTGGTTTCTGCCCATCGGCGTTCCGATGAACAGCGCACTACCCTTCTGGTCAGCCAACGCAGGTCTGAGGATCTGCTCAAAGACCTCTGGCTTCATGTCTGCGTACTCGTCCATGACAAGGTACTTCAGAGAGATACCCCTCATCGTTTCAGGTCGGTCAGCACCCTTTAGAGAAATGATGGCTCCGTTAATCAGCGTGATCTGCAGGTTGTTGATGTGGGAAGATTTGATCACCGGATGGGCTAGCTCAAGAAGAAGCCCCCACATAATATCTCTTGCTTGACCTTGGGTTGGTGCCACGTAGAACACCCCGCCCTTCCCCTCAGAGAGCGCGTGGATAATCATCTTCCACGCAGCGTATCTGGACTTCCCAGAGCGTCTACCAGCGGCTATGACTTGAAATCTGGTGTCGTCTGTCCAGAGTTCCTGTTGCCAAGGAAGAAGCTCAATGTTAAGATCCATACACCCACATTACATCGACGTACCGATCATCCATATCAAGATGAATGAAGTCAGAATGAATGCCTATCCCCGTAAAACACCCCATCTCAAGGGCAAGTTGGACAATGGTATGTCTTTGAGAGGAGGAGGTACATGCTATATCCGCAGCGATGCCTCTTGAGTGAGGCCCAGGCTCAGATTTATTCGCCTCGATGGAGTGTTCTGTAGACCTATAACCAGAAGTTATGATAAACGGGAATCCGCATTCCTCGCGGAGATCGTCCAGAGCGTAGAGAAAACCCTCGTCCATAGCGTTCTCGCCAGTCTCCTGGCAGTCGAACTCCGATAAGCTAAAATAAGACAGCATCATACTTCTTCAAACTCCCCATCTAGGGGTTGGTCAGGGATATCTACCTGTCCTACACCCGTTATATTGATTTCTATCTTGCCTCTACCGGCTCCGGGGGCCACATCGCCCTCAAATGCGGCTGTTGGAAGGATTCTATCCATGACGAGCTTCCATGCAGCGGCCTGATTCTTGTGCTCGTTATCCAGTGCAGCGTCGAATATGGTCTCCAGTACGGCCTTGGACTTGGGAGAAGCCAGCATTCTCGCCTTGTACTCGTTGATAATGGCCGCATCACCCTTGGGTCGGCCTATCTCCCCACGATTACCCTTCTTTTTGGCCGCTACCTCGCTCTTTTTCGGGCGTCCACGCTTACGCTTGCGGATTTCCTTCCGCTCCTCGATGGCCTCACGGTCCTTCTCGGTGAGCTGGCTATGCTCCATAAGCCTCTTGAATGGCTCGTGAGATGGCGGCGTCTAGTCGGTCAATGAACTGCTCAAAGGTCTCTTTTTCTTCCTCTTTCACCCCGATTATTCCCTCCAATTCGTCGAGCATAGGCCATATGTACTCCTGAACATTGGGTCTTTCGTAGTCGTAGAACCATTTGCCTGTCACCATGACGGATTCTGTTTTTAGGTCAACGATCCTCATACGGGCATAGGTTTCAAACGCCTGTTTATCAAACTCACAATCAACAGACAGCAGATAGTCTTTATAGGGGATTCGCAGTTTGTCAGTCATGATTATCGACTCTTGGTGGGGTACTAGGCGTGCAGGCCGTTCCCACAATTTGGTGGAGCTGCTCGGAATCGAACCGAGGTCCGGTGCAGGCCCGTAGGAGTTAACACCGTCTAAGCCAATTCAGCCCCAATTATGGGTACGATCAGTCCCATTATGGGTACGATCAGTCCCATTATGGGTACAACTATCCGTGTCACGCAAAACCATTCTATTCCTGTTTTGCGCTACCACTTCACTTTATCGGCCCAGTACGCTGCGCTCATCTTTCCTTTCTTGATGTTCTTTGCGTGTCTGGCCTTGAAGGACTTCTGCCTTGCCTTTTCCTTTGCGGTCTTCGGAGACTTACCAGCCCCGCTAACCCCTTGTTGGCCAAAGCGTATGGTCTTGATCTGGTCTCCCTCTTTAGCCACAACAACGTGCGACTTGGTAGGGTGATTCGGTGTCCTCTTGGGCTTGTTGTACCCAGATACACCGGCGCGCTCAAGCCTCGGATCCTTCATGCCGCTACTTCCGCTTAACCTGCTTCTTTTTGGCTTTTTTCTTGGCCGGAGCCTTCTTTTTTGTCGGCTTCTGACCGTAAGAGCCATAACTTTTGAGTGTTGCCATGATTAACCTCTCATGTTGGAGTGGGAATTGGAGCACAACTATCCGTGTTATGCAAGACATTTTAACATTAATGTGTGTTAAACAGATAATGCGTTACAGATCAGTAACTTACGATATGGTGCAGTATAGCTTCTTTTTTTTAATTTGCTCTATTTTGTATCTGGGGGGCTACTGTAATAATTCCTGCGCCGCATCACCCCCCCACCGGTGGTCAATTTAACCAACTAGGTGGTTAATTTAACCAACTATTGGCGAGATTCGCTAAATAGTGGTGAATATCACCATGTGGTGAGATTCGCTAAATTGTGGCGGAAATCACTACTTGGCGAGGCTGCCGGAGAGTGTTACCAAAAGTAGCAAAGTGTGGGTGAGTGTGGCAGCCCATATAGTACAGATGCCCCTGCAATAACC